TAAATCTTTTGCCTGCCTTTTGCTATTATTGCTCAAAGGAACTGGACTGTCATTAAGTTTGTCTTGATTGGCCATTAGTAACCACTACCTCCACTGCTACTGCCGCTACTTGAGCTTGAACTGCTTGAACTACTTGAACTACTTGAACTACTTGAGCTACTTGAACTATTAGTGATTGTAGATGTTGTAGTGCTTGTTGCTGATACAGTGTTTGTTGTAACACCTGCATCTGCACTTGTAATTACTGTACCTGTTGCTTGCAAGCTACTTGCTGTAAGTTCATCTATGACTTCAATATCAGAAACTTTTAGATCACTTATAAAAACTTCATCCATTTCTGATTTAATTTGGAACAAGCTACCAAATACTTGATCTTTTTGTCTTGGAACAACAATTATTGATCTTAATTTTGGAGATAATTTATTCATTATGTATGAACTTAATTCTTGGAAGAAGAAAGTTTCTCCAAAGTCCCAATTTTCTAATTCAAAAAATGCATCAACTGCTTGAACAATTTCTGACTTTAATTCATTTTCGTTTGTTACCAATGCACTGTTTTTTACAATTTTGAATATTGTTTGTAAACTATCATTTGCTCTGCTACCAAACAGTACTTTATATCTACCAGGATGGTAAACTACATCGTCACTTATAGATTTAATTGCATTTATTTTTGCACCATATGTTCTAAATAATTCATCATTACTTGGCGGTATAGGTAATAACGCTGTAGTGCTTGAAATGTAATTACGCATTGCAGTATCATAACTATTTGTCAATACAAATGTATCAATAATATTGCTTACACTTGGATCAATTCTATGATTACTATCTGCTACATGGCTGTAACTAAATTTTAGTTTGTCTCTACCTATAAATGCTTTGTACTCTGTTGTAATTTCTGTATTGTTAGCAGACTTGTTTAGTATTTTAAATACTGCTTCTTCTATCAAGTAAAAAATTTGTCCTTCAGTTCTTGAACTGTAAGGTGCTATTCCAGCTTCGTTAGTTACTACTGTAACTTCGCCTGCAATATTATCTATATACTTGAAACTTTCAACACCGTCTGTAGTTACATATCTTTTTTGGAAAATATATTTGGTACTAACATTTGTTTCAGGTTTTACAATTTCTTCAAATACTTCAGGATCATCAAAAACACCATTGTCATCATCGTCAAGGAATGTAAGTTGTAATTTCCTTGTGTCAATATATCCTTCTGCATCTCTATATGCATCGTCTATTAACCAACGCAGGTCATAGTTGAAAGGAGTAAGTTCGTCAGGTTTAGTATTAATGTTTAATACTGTAATTGTATCTCTAAATGTTTTTCCTGAAGATGGATCATAAATTTTATCTGCTGAATCAAAGAAGAATTTTACTTCATTGGCACTTTCAAAATTGTATCTTGCATTTCTGTGTGTAATAATGTATTTTTGTCCATCTGTGGTTAAGTTGATTATCCAACTTGAATCTAAGTTCTGGCCGCTTATGTCGCCTGTTTTACCTAAACTAAAGTTGCCTACAGAATTTACATTTTCACTTAATATAAGTTTCCATTCTCTGTCAGTAGCATAATCGTATCTTATTGCAAAGTTTTTGTAAGCAAACATCTTGTCAATAATTTGTACTTTTATATCGTCTGTAAATATTTTAGATAATGACGGAATAATTTGTTTAAGTATTGCACCATCTGGAACTATAGTTTTAAAAGTAATTGGACCTTTGCCGTTTTGCTGGATAGTGGTTCCGTCGCCTACTATGCTGTCTACTGTAGCATAAAGATAAGTTTTACTATCTCTATGATCAGCTTCACCGTCCATTAAAATGTTTTGGTTGTTTTTAACCATAAAGTGTTTGCCTGCCGGTGCTTTAAATTTTAGTAATGCACCAACTTCAATAAGTTTTAAGTTATTTGTAGTAAATGACAATCCTACCGGTAAAGGAGAACTGTTTACATCTAAAAAGTAACCAGTAATTTCATTAGTAGCTGTTTTTACATTTGACCAAGCCGCATTTAAATCTTCTGCATTAATTTTTGGAAACTTATCATAGTAAAAATTCTTTACACTATTGGATTTAATAATAGGTTCTAATGTGTTTACTATTAAACCTTCAATATCGCTTTGTGATCCAAATACAAAATCCTGTGTTTTATTGAAATATTCTTTGTACAGTACTCCATCTTCAGCAAATATCTTTGTATTGCTGTATTTGCCTGTAGCATCTTTCAAATCAAAGTAACGTGATATACCACTACTTACTCTGTTGACACTTTTTGTTTTAATAATATCCTGACTTACTTGTAGTGGACCTAAGTTATAATCCTCTGCTGTAATAAGTCTATTTTGAATATAAAATGCAGCCGGTGCATTTTGTCTAATTTCATTATTTGATTCAGATGCTGATCCGTTTGTTACAGGAGCCGCTAATTTTAATGTAAGCGTAAGTGTTTCTTGTGAACCTGTTACGCTTTGATAAGGAATAACAACTTCAATGTTACCCATTGCGGCTGGAGTAATTGTGCCTATTAAACTATCACTTGATCTAAAATATGTTTTGTAGTTTCCGCTTGGTAAGTCTCCAAAAACTCCATCACTAAAAACAAGGTTAATTCTATCACCTATGCGTGTGCTTACAGAATATACCTTACGTATATTATTAAACAAACTGTTATAGATTATGTTATTACCTTTTATAGCTTCTAATTTAGTCCATTGATCTAATTCAACACCGTTGCTGTCTATTTCATATAACCAAACATCTGTGTCGTTAATTTTTTCAGCATCAATTGCAACTGTCTGATTAGGTACAGGTGTAGCTAAACTAAATGTGCCGTCTTGTATTTTACCTTGACGGAAATGCATAAAGAATCCTGTGTTACTACTGGCAACACCTTGTCCGTCATCTCTGAATAAGAAAGCAGGACTTACACCCGGTAGCGGTGCTTCTTCAACAATGTTCTCACCTTGTAATGTTGATGAAACTACTTCAAAGCGTGTGCTTACACCTTCGATGCTTTTACTAAAAGGAAATATAGCTTGTGAAACATTAGTAGCATTAAATCTATACTGTGAAGTTTGTACATTTTCGATTGTAGCATTTTTTAAAGGATTACCAACTTTATTAGTTTTTGGTAAAGCCGCATTTACAATTTTTGTAAACTGCTCAAAATAATTGGCATTTTTATTGTCGTTCCATTTGACTGTAATGTTGCCTAAGTTAAGTCCTGAGCTGTCTAATACATTTTCTGTAGTACGCACAGTGTCTATTCTTAGTAAGCCATTTGCGGCTTGGTTACGTCTTGGATTGTAAGAAAGCATACGTGCAAGACGTAAAATACTTTCTCTGCGCTCTGCTGTTTCAAGGAAGTTTTCTCTTGCATTAAGGTCAACACGGAAGCTGATGTTTTGACCAAGAAATGCAATAAGGTCTATAAGCGCAAGATATTCGCTTGATTCAATGTAATCGTTAAAGTCCTCAGGATAATTGTTTCTGAGGTATGTAATCATCGTTCTGCGAAGATTATCAAAGTCGTAACTTTGAAAGTCAGCGTTGCGGAACGATTGGTAAATTCTTTTCCAGTCTTCGGCTACAAGTAACCTTGACTGTCTATCAACTGTAGACATATTTTGCTTCCTTATACTTTAATATTTAGCTAAGATAATAATGTGCGTATATTTTTCTTTTAAGCTAAACCAGCGTTTTGATCGAACTTAAAACGCATTGCTTCAGAAATATTATACGGAAGATATGTCAATAATGCTTCTACTTGAATGCCTTGTTCGTAAGTGTCAACAATTATTTCGTCTACAGATATACGTGGATCAAAATTTACAATTTCAGTAACATTTCTTATAATCGCAGTTTGTATCTGTGAAGTAAACGGCTCATATAATAAGTCCCAAATTATGCATCCAAAAGTTGGATCGCTTAATTTTTCCCCTTGCCTAATGTGAAAATGGTTAATAATATCTTGTTTAATTAATTCAAAGTCATACAATGCAAATTCGTTCTTATTTGTACTTTGTGTACTAAAGCCTTTATATGCTCGTGTAGTAGGATTATCCACTTTTGTAGTGGATTTAACTTTCACTGTTTTATATATGTCTTTTTCTAAACTGCTCATATCGTATTTATTTAACTTCTGGCATCACCTGTATCGCCATCGCCACCGTCTGCATTTGCAGTGCCGTCGGCATTTTGTGTGCCAGGTAAATTCTGTTCTGATTCTGCTGGAACTGTTGCTTCTGCTAAATCTTCTCCATCTTCTGGTTTCTGGTTTTGTTGTGCCGCTTCGTCTGTAGGACCTAAAGGTATGTAACCTTTTCTAAATCTATATGCACCGCCTTCACCTTTGTATGCACTAAAATGCATAGCATCGTCTATCGAACTCCATGCACCTCCCCAACCTAAGCCATGCTTGTTTGCAAGCTCTAATGTGTTAGATGGCATATCAGTAATAGGCGCATTTGCAGGTCTTGGACTAAAGAATCCATTTGGTCCATTGTTCATTACAGGATTCGGTGGATTAATATCAATAGCGCCACCTGAAGCATGTACAGACCAACTTGATCCACTTACAGTTTGTCTCTTACAGTATCCGCCCAATGATTTAATTTGGTAACCTGTAGCTTCTAAGTCATCAATAAATCCTTGGAAGTTAGGAACAAATAGTTCTGCAACCATTGTGGTAAGTCCGCTCTTAGTTTTAATTTCTCCTAATGCACCATCACCTATGAAGAATGAGTTACAACCTGATCCTGATCCTCGTGCAGTATCTACAGCAAAATCGCCTCTTGTTGATGTTGTTGCTGTACCTCTACCTTGTGCGTTGTTTGTAATCTGTCCGTCGCCAGTGCCACCGTCAAAGAATGTAGATGATTGTCCTGCACCACTACTACCTGTAACTGTTTTGCTTTGGCCATCTAATGTTTTGCCGCCTATAAATGTATCAGGTGTGATAATTCTATCATTCAATGGTAATATGCCCGGAGATTCTCTATCTGTTTGTTGTGGCTTATATCCTTGTGGATTCATATTTTCATGTTGTGTCCACGGTTCGTGTTGCGGTGCTCTTGTAAGTATACTTTCGTAAGGCACTGCGCCAACCGCACCCGGGAACACATATGGTAACGGAACTGTTACTAATAAGTTTGGTGCCTCTGCACCTTCTGGTGCAGTCGCTTTCACTGCTGTTAACGCTGTTATTGCCGCAGTAGGATCATTTCCTAATGATGCTCCTCCACTTAGTCCACTGTTCCAATGTATTTCGCCTGCATCACCAGCAATAATTCCGCCAGCTTGTTGATTAATATTTGTTGATGCTGTCAAATAACTACTTGCTTGGGTAGTTGTGTTTATGTTGCCGCCAGCAAAAGTATCAATTGTTGTAGCGGCAGTTAACGATACATCTGCGCCTACTAAAGTACGATGATTTGATTCTGTAATTAAGTGTACTTCACCAGTAATGTTTTCATGTCTGTGTCCGGTAACAATAGTTTCTATGTTTCCGTTAATATAAGATCTACTATCTCCACCGGTTGCTTTATTCTGTATTGCTTTTGCACTAAGGAAATATGCATTTGTTGCTGTATCATGTATAGCAAGATCTGATGTTCTGTATTGTGACAATCTACTACTTGAATGTTTAGAACCATCTGTGCGTTCATAGATGTTACCTTTTACAGTTAAATGATCTGCACCTGATATAGAAGTGTTATTATCTTTACCTATTGTAGTATCTGCTTCGCCGTCAATTTTTATTTTATAATCTGCGCCCACAATAACATTTTTATTAAATAATGCTTCAATTTGCACTCTACCGTTTTCTTTGCCATCTTCAAAATGTTGAAAATCTGCCCATCTACCAGATGCCTTAATATTCACGTTACGGCCAGCATCAACATTAAAATCTCTTTCTGCTGTAAAGTTTACATCTTGACCACTCATAACACTAATACTATCAGTTGCATGGATATCAATTTTTCCATCTGAAGTAAGTTCGATCCATGCAGTTCCTCTACTGTTACCAATATAGATTAAGTCTTCTGAATTGTGTAGTAATATTTGATGTCCTGTGCGTGTTCTAATACGTATACCTTCATTTTGAGGTATAGTTTCGTCGCCACCTAATTCTCCTGCTTCTGCATTAACATAAAACGGAGGTCCATCTTCTGCATGTGTTTTTCTTATTAGTTTGTCGTCACCGTCGTCCATTACAATAGACGATCCGCCTAACCTATTAGACGGCATTCTAACTTTGTCGCCTGCTGGTCCTACGCTTGCTTTTGGTGAGCCTGTTCTTTTGTCTAACGGTCCTGGTGTGCTTATGCCAAACACCATACTTGGTGTTTCACGTCTTGAACTTGATGTTGTTGTACCGCGTGTTTCGTCGTATAATAAACCCTGTGCTTCTAAGACACCTACAAAATCTTTATTGTACGGTTTGTTAAAAAGTGTTGGGTCTAATAATTCTGCTGTTTCTAATAATTTGTTATATTCGCCTACAGGAAGTTTTGCACCTGTAAGTGATGGAGGTGTGCTGTCGGTGGTACGCTCAGTAGCTGAACGTGGATCAGGAACCATAAAGTTCATATAGTCATCAGGTATACAACCAATCCAATATCCAAAGTTTGCATTTCCTTCAGCAAAACAAACTAAAACTCTTGTTCCAATATCTGGTGGTACTGCCCACATGCCATAACTTTTTTGTGTGTTAGCATATCCGTCATTTGGTGATAAACCTGTGTTTGGTGTTATACCGTAAAACGGAGAAAGATATCTTACATGTTTTAATTGTCCAGTAAGTTCCGGTGTATCGCCTGAAGTAGTGTAGTTTAATATTTCAACTTCTAAGCCACCCATATATCTACGATCAAGATGATTTACAACAACAGCTTCATATAAAACGTTGTCTCTAATTTCTGGTCTTGATCTACTACTACGTTTATACTGCATATTATCCTTCTTCTACTACGATATACTTGCCATTGCCGGCTGCAATGTGTTTATATTTTACGCCAGGATTATATATTTCTGCTTTTCTTGAAGCTTTACGTGCATCGCCGCGCCTGTCGTAAGTTTTGTTTAAAATATTTTGTACTTTTTGTTCACGTCTTTGTGCTGGTGTTTCGTTATCTCCGCCAAACTGTTTTGTATCTCTGGGGTTTACTTCTTCAACTGATTTATTTGTTTCTACAGTTTCGTCATTTGTTCCTGTATTAGTTTGTGTAATAACCACCGTTGGTTCTGCTTGAGGTAAATTTTGTGTAACTGGTTCTGGGCATGGTGTTTGATCAGACACAGGTTCGCCTAATCCTCCAAATGCATCTAACTCGGCAGCCAGATCGTCTGCGGATGAAGTTGCTGCCGCTGTATCATTAGTTTCTGCTGGGGTAGGATCTTGTGGTATTTGGTCTTTGCCTCGAGGATCCTCTCCATCTACATCTGGATGTATAACGCCACTATCAATGACTGAATTAGATTCACCTACGTTTGTTGCAACTACTGGATTTGATGCAACAGAATCTGTGCCGTATACTCCAATGTCTCTAACATGTGTTCCTGTCCTAAAATCATATCTATCGTCTAAAGGATCAATTGGTCTGTAAACATAAACATCTCCTGCAGACGGTAGTGCCGAATTTGGTAAAGGCTGTGCTCCAGGATGTCCTCTGTCTGGAGATGCTGTTGATCCTGTGCCAGATACTGCACGTTCTGTTTGTGTACGTGGACTTGTACCGATTACACTTTGTCCCTGATTAGGTCCAGCGGGTGTAACATCTACTGAAGTTATTTCACCAGTACCTCCTGCTTTGATATCTTCTAATTGTGTATAAAGTGTATCTGGATCGTGATGAGCAGAATTGAGACCATCACCTGCGTAATAACTTTGTCCTTTGTTAAGTTGTCTTGATGCTCCTTTCATAGCATATGGTACAGGCATACTTGCAAATTCTTGTGCAAGTTTTATCATGTACTTGTCTGTTGGTAATTCACCTGACTTCCAATCATTGTGTTTACGATATCTTTTTAACCTTGTTAGAATTAAAAAATCTTGGACTTCTTCTGAATACAAAGTTTTACGAGGATCAATTCCTGCTGTGTTAATTGTATCAGATAATGATACTCTTATAAATTGATATTTTCCACATGCACTTGATCTTACTCCACTATCTGTTCTATTTTTCATATAACGCAAAAGTTGTGCGCAAGTCATTTGTGTAATTTCTTCATTACGGAGGCCAGGATATACAGCATAATAGCCTAAGCTACCGGATTCATGCTTTGCTATTAATTCTAAAACTGCTTTGTCAATTTGGTCAATTTCATAACTCATAGACCTAATAAGCCTCCTAATCGCCTATTACCAGAAGATATTGCTTGTACTCTTTTAGTGTATTCAGTATTTAAGGCTTGCAGTTCTTGCGCTCGTTGAACCTGAGCATTAGCATTAGAAACTGCTGACACTGTTTTTGATGCCGCAGAATTATTTGCAAAAATTGCATCTCCAAATGGGCTGTAAGTAACTTCACCAACTGAAACTGTCCCAGGTAATCTTGTGTTGGATGATATAATAGGAGTAGGATTACTAAAGTCCTCTCCGTATGCATCTATAATTTCATCACTTTCAGGAACAGTTACTATGTTATCACAATTTGTTCCGCCTTGTTGATTATTCACTGCACTGTTAGCACGTTGTTCTGCACCTGGTCCTGTTTGCGGTGCGGCGCCACTATCTGTAACCACTGCACCTTTATTATTGTCTGTAGGTTCGTCTGCTTGTCCAGTTTTTCTATACATTGTAAGTGTTTGTGTAAACTGTCCACTTGAAAACTTATTAGAAACTTGTGTTACTACATACAATCCGCTAAATTCCGGAACGATTCTTGGCATTTCCATTGTGGCGCCATTTACTTGGTAATCAAACGGAGTTAAAAAGTTAAGAACACAATATACTTGGTTAGTCAAATATTGCACAGTGCCGTTTTCTGTCATGTTAGGATTACCAACAGTTCTTCCTGTATAGTTTCCTGTTTGTTGCGGAATAAAAAACGGATCTCCCCATATGTTTAGTTCTACACTAAGCATATCTGCACTGCTATAGTTTAACATATCATTAAACATTTCTGCAATTTTTTGTCTTACGTCAAAGTCTCTTGATCCTGATGTAACTTGTGATCTTGTTTTTTCAGCAACTTCCTTACCGGCTTCTCTGTTATTAGCATTGCCTTTATTTTCTGCTGGTTTTGCTCTATTTGCTTCATCGTTATTTTGCATAGACATTCTGTTTGCTGTACCAGATCTTTGCGCACCTGTGTTGTTACCGTAGTTTGCAAACGCTGTCTGCATAAATGCCATATTGAACTGTAAGTCAACATTTATAACATCTTCATTTTTTCCTGTATAGATGTAATCATATTGTTTTACTGCCGCCTTTTTTAAACCTTCAATATTAGTAGGTTTTTCTGTAGGCGCTTGTACTTTAGATTCATCATGGAAATATGGTATAACACTGTAAACATATATTCTCGGTGGACGTCCTAATTGTTCAGTAGCAACAGGATCGTTATCAATGAAAACTTTTGTATCTATTCTAAACCATTCTTTGGTTCCATTTTTTGACTCACGTGTTGCAAGTTCTTTTAATTGGTCACTGTCCAATAACACCTTTTCAATTATTTCATCAATGCGAGTTGCTTTTTCAAAACTATAAACATCTAATGTTCTATCTGCAACTGCAATGTTCGAGCGGTCTGCTGTACCTTCATCATTTTCATCATAAGTTTCTACCATTTTTGGTGCTTGTGTATTTGCGCCTGCTGTATTATTTGTACGCATTACACTTAAACCAAGTAAATTCATTTGTCCTTCATCTCTTGCAAAGTTTTGCAATGCTGTAAGCAAAGCACTTTTGCTTAGGCTTTTTAATTCTACTTGTTCGTCAACTCTATAATTTGTAAACTGTGGTCTTGAATCAAGATCTACATCTGAAGTAACACTTCTTACAATTCTATCTGTTTCAGCGGCACTGCCACCTAAATTACTCTCTACTGTTTTAACAAGATCATTTGGATCTTTAGGAAACGCAACTATAAATCTATCACCGCCCTTTAAGGTATCTTCATCTTCAAGTGCTGTAACTCTATTATTATAAGCAGATGTTACACTATCTTCTTCGCCATTCAAAACTTTGTATACTAAATCCCCTTTTGCTTTTATAGGTGATTTACATTTGGCTGCCGCATCGCCTAATCCTGTTTCAGAATATGCAACTGCTTCAATTTGATACTTAGATCCAGAGCCATCTACTCTAAAATCCATCTTTGTCATTTTAATTGGTACCCAATGTGCATTACCTACAAAGTCTGCATCTGTTGCACCTTCTTCGTCCCAACCAACAAAGTCTATTTTCAAAGCAAATGGTGCGTCTAAGTAATTTGCATAACCAGATGTTTTGGCAATACCTGTAACTGCTTGAATAAAGTTACCCATACTAAATGGTTCTGTAACTTCGAAGCTGATTGTTGTACCTAAAGCAGGTCCTGTTTTTGAATTAGGAGATAAAACAGCATTAAAATCAAGGTTATCAATGAAATATTCCGCATGTGTGTTATCTTGTACTTCGTCGTATGTTTGATATCTGCCTTCTTTACCACCGCCGGAACTTCTAACAATAAATTTGTCAAACTTACCAGCTGATCTATATAAACTTGGATTGTTAAACTGATTAGGATCAAGCAATCCTAATGTAATAATATAATTGTAATGATTATGGTCGCGCAACGGATTAGGAACTTTGCTTGCAGAATCTCCACTGGTTGCTAAAATTTCTTGTGTAGTACCTCTATTAGTAAAAGGATTATTAAAAGTATTGTCTACAAATCCTTTGCCTAAATTACTTAAATCTCCAACGGCTTGCCTTAGTGCTAAAATAGGAGAATATGATTCTCCAAACGCACTTATAATATCTGTTCTATCAAAAGGTATTGTTACAATTTGCGTTTTTGTAATGTCGTTAATATCTAAGAAATTTGTTAAATTGTTTAATGAACCTAAGTTTGTGCTAAACTTTTTGCCAATGTTACCTGCAATGCCTCTAATGTTTTGTGAAAATGCAGTAGTAACGTTACCTGCTACATCATTTAAAGCACCTGATGTTAAATTAGATAAACTACGGACATCAAGTCCTACATTTAAATTATTTGCAAATCCGCTTATTGCAGTTAAGTCCTGATTAACTTGATTAATGTTTTGTATTTGGCCGCCTGCCATATTTTGAAACGGACCAAGTGCTCTTCCGGCAGCACCTGTAGTAAGTCCGCCTGCGCCATCAAGTAAACCTGTAATACTATCAAGGTTTCCGGATTGCGTTCTGGAACCTCTTGGATTATTGTTACTAAGAAATGATATTGGATTTACAGCATTATTAATAGCACCTTCTCTAAGTCTAAAACCGTTTGTATCCAAAGGAGCAGATTGTGCTCCGCTTAAAAGATTTCTTGCAGTACTAAGTGACTGGTCAAACGTTCCTACTTCACGGTTAAAGCGACCGCCTCTTACATTACTTGGCGTTACTCTGTTTGTTGTAGATGTTAAAGATTTTATTTGACTCGAAACGTTGCTTATGTTATTAATCGCGCTCGATATTTTTCCAAAACTAAATGCCATTAGTTGCCAAGCTCCTCACGAAGATATTTTTCTTGTGGAAGGTAAATTTGTGTACCTGGTACAAAGTCATAAATTGGATCTTTTAGTACATCAGGATTTCTTTGTGCAAAAACCCACCAAAAGTTTTTTGTGCCGTATAAATCATAAGCAAGTAAATCCGGTCTATTAGCATAAGGCGGTGTAATACTGTAAAGTACATCGTCTCCTGCCGCAGGAACTGTTCTTGCTCTCATAATATCGAGATAACCACTATTGTTAATAGGTGTTTCTCCGTATGGTCCTTGATCTCTTGAAGTTCCCATTAGATAAATCCTTGATCGCTTTTGTTGTTAACGAAGTTTTCTAAACTAAATGACGAAACAGTACGTCTTGCGTAGTTTGGCGCACACGTAACTGTAAATATTGACTGTGTAGGCACATAATTTGTTTCGCCTTCTGCATTACAACTAATATAGTCAACGTCTGCTGGTAAGTCAGTAGTAAAATTAGTAATTAAAACAGGAACCCCAGGTAATACACTCGGTCCATAACCATAAAGTTTACAAACCACAGGTGGATTACCTAAATGTTGCGGTGATTCACCATAAAACATTTTAGTTGCTGATCTTAAAACACGTAAACACGCTAACCAGTACTTTGCATCATCTTCGTTTTCATTTACAAATTCGCCTGTTATAGTAATATTGTCAACTTGGCTATTTTCATAAGCATTAAAAGCATAGTTTGTATGCGTTGGATGTATTTGAGAATAGTTTGCACTGTGTCCAAATAGTATTGTTGGAGTAAAAGGAAATATCATACTGCCGTTTGTATCATTAAACATACTACAAAGTTCACCTGTACGTAAAATTTCTGGTATTTCTATTCTAACACGCCAGTCAACTGTGTTCTTATCAGTTACTTGTTGCTTGACTACTGCAAGTGTTGTGGTTCTTTTTACAGGACCTGCACCTCTTGTAATGTTTTGTTCAGCATTGGTAGACATACGCACACCACTACCTACTGCTCCGGCGGCATTGACACCACCATTTATGTAGTTGTCAACTGCTCCTTGTGTTGCTCTCATGTTGCGAGATGTAGAGGAACTGTTGTTTGTTCTATTAGCAATAGTAGGTGCTAAGGTTTCAGTGGGGTTGACACTTCTATTAAACGCATTAATAGTTTTTGTAGTCTGCGCCGCTGTGGCATTAGCATTTCTTACACTGCCTTCTAAGTTATTGAAACCGCTATAGTATGACATATTTAATTTCCTATTATTGTTAGTATTTAGTTGACAAAATTAAGTATGTATATTATAATAGATAATAAACCTGGAGAATACTTATATGAAAAAGAGAAATTATCTCAACAACAAAGACATACTTAAAGAGATACACAAAAGCAAGAATACTTTTTGTAGCTATGTGGACAACGACTATGCGCAATTTGATATTATTTTATTAGATGTTGAAAAAATTAACATTAGAACTATTGCAGAAGCAAAACGCAACAAAGCAAAGCGTCTATCAACAGAAGCATACGAAAGACGCAAGATGGCAGGCGAACAAGTAAAGCAAGCACAGTGTGAAGTTGATTACAAAAGCATCACAAAGGAAGAACTTATATTCCGTGTAATGACATTTGACCATATTCCGGACGAGCCCGGACGTAAAAAGACGCCTAAGACAGTAGCTGACACTAAAACAAAGTTAAATTTTCCACCATTTGTACATTACAAGTTTGATGACAAAGGAGAACTACAATTAGTAGGCAAAAGTCATTGGGAAGGTGGTATGGAAAACGGTGGATTTAGTAAATCGCACGGTAAAGCAACTAATAACCTTGCTATGATGTGGATGAAACTGTGTGATCGCTATGCTACAAGAGGAAATGTGCGTGGATACACTTACAATGACGAAATGCGAGGACAAGCAATACTGCAATTAGCACAAATTGGACTACAGTTTGACGAATCTAAGTCGCAAAACCCATTTGCATACTATACTGCGGCTGTAACTAACAGTTTTGTTCGTGTAATTAACATTGAAAAGCGTAATCAAAACATTAGAGACGATATTTTAGAAATGAATGACTTAAATCCAAGTTATACTCGTCAAGCACAAGGAGATTGGGAAGCAAGTGTCAAAAGAAACGAAGAAGCAAGCCAATCTGTGTATAAAGATAAAAAATCCGGTTGACATGTGTGCAAAAATAAGCTATAATATAGCATGTAATTGGAGAATCTCACTTGTTTAAAAAAGCGGCGGTATTTACGGACATACATTTCGGCTTGAAGGGTAACAGTAAAGTTCACAACCAAGATTGTGAAGACTTTGTAGACTGGTTTATCGAACAAGCACAAGCAAACGGTTGTGAAACTGGTATCTTTTGTGGTGATTGGCATCACAACAGAAACAGTCTTAACCTTACAACTATGGATGCTACAATCCGAAGTATGGAAAAATTAGGTAAAGCATTCGAAAACTTTTATTTCTTTGATGGTAACCATGATTTGTACTACAAAGACAAACGTGACGTCAACTCGACAGCGTTTGCAACGTATATTCCAGGTATTACATTTGTAGATGAAATGACTACTATCGAAGATGTTACGTTAGTGCCTTGGTTAGTAGGCGACGAATGGAAGAAGATTAAGAAACTTCAAAGCAAGTACATATTTGGACACTTTGAACTTCCAAGTTTCTATATGAACGCAATGGTTAAGATGCCTGATCATGGTGATTTAACTGCTGATCAGTTTGTTAATCAACGATACGTGTTTAGTGGACACTTCCATAAACGCCAAACACAAGGCAACGTACACTATATTGGTAATGCATTTCCACACAACTATGCAGATGCATGGGATGACGATCGTGGCATGATGATCTTAGATAGAGAAAATGATGCTGAACCACAATACATTAATTGGCCGGACTGTCCTAAGTATAGAACTGTTAAGTTAAGTCAGTTGATTGATCCCGAATCTACACTAATGAAGCCTAATATGTATTTGCGAGTTACACTTGACTTGCCTGTATCATATGAAGAGGCAAACTTTATCAAAGAAACGTTTATTAGAGAACACGGAGTTAGAGAAATTACACTTATTCCGCTAAAACAGATTGAAGAAATAAGCACAGACCTTGATATATCACAGTTTGAAAGTGTAGACACAATAGTTGCTAAAGAAATTGGTGAACTTGATACAGAAAACTTTAATAAAAAAATGTTGTTAGACATTTATAGTGGATTAGAATGATAAAACTTAAAGACTTAACTGTAAAGAACTTTATGAGCGTTGGTAATCAGACGCAGGCTGTTGACTTTAATAGCGAACAACTTACTTTGGTGCTTGGTGAGAACTTAGATCAAGGTGGTGATGATAGCGGATCACGTAATGGTACTGGTAAGACTACTATCATTAATGCACTTTCGTACGCATTGTATGGTAAAGCACTTACAAATATTAGAGCAAACAACTTAATTAACAAAACTAACAGCAAAGGTATGTTAGTTACACTTCATTTTGAAAAGAATGGACAAGATTATAGGATTGAGCGCGGTCGCTCTCCTAATGTGTTGAAGTTTTTTGTAAATGATCAAGAACAAGAGCTTGTTGACGAATCGCAAGGTGACAGTCGTAAAACACAAGGCGATATTACAGACATTTTAGGTATGAGTCATGAAATGTTCAAGCATGTTGTTGCACTTAACACATACTCCGAACCGTTTCTTGCACTTAGACAAAATGATCAACGTGCTATTATAGAACAACTGCTTGGTATTACAATACTATCTGAAAAAGCAGAATCGCTAAAAGAACAAATACGCAGTACAAAAGATGCTGTTACTGAAGAAACACTTAAAATACAAGCAATCGAAGCAAGTAACAAAAAGATACAAGGTAGTATTGAAACACTTGAAGGACGACAACGTGCTTGGAAAGCAAAACAAAAACAAGACATTGAAAAATTACAAAAAGGAATCGACGAATTAGAACATTTAGATATTGATTCCGAGCTTGATGCACATGAAAAACTAACAAACTGGAACGAACACAACAATGCTATTTTGGCTCTTAAAAAAGAATTAAGCACATTAGAGCCTGCATTAGTACGTGCAGACAAGAGCGTTGAAAAAGTTAAAAAAGACATCACAGAATTAGAAGATGCTGTGTGTTACACATGCGGACAAGAACTACATGCAGACAAAAAAGTAGAAATTGCCGAACGTAAGGCTAAAGAATTAGATGATGCTGTTTCGTATCAATTGGAAATACAAGAAAAAGTAACAGGCGTTGCAGAAGCACTTACAGAAATTGGTGACATTAATGGTAAGCCTACTACATTTTACGAAACTGCAAAAGAAGCATACGATCATAGAAGCAATGTTGCTAATTTACAAACTGCACTTGCAAACAAACAAAGCGAAGCTGATCCGTATGAGGAACAGATTAAAGATATTCAAGACACAGCGTTAGTTGAAATTGATTGGACTATTGTTAATCAATATACTGAGCTAAAAGAACATCAAGAATTTTTACTAAAATTACTTACAAATAAAGATAGTTTTATACGTAAAAAGATTATTGATCAAAACTTAGCATATCTTAACAACAGACTAACTTACTATCTTGATAAACTTGGATTGCCACATCAAGTTGTATTCCAAAACGATCTTGCTGTTGAAATTACACAGTTAGGACAAGACTTAGACTTTGACAATTTGTCAAGAGGTGAGCGTAACAGACTTATACTTGGTATGAGCTTTGCATTCAGAGATGTTTGGGAAAGTTTATATCAACAAATTAATTTATTGTTTATTGATGAATTAATTGACAGCGGTATGGATACTGCTGGTGTAGAAAATGCACTTGGAGTTCTAAAGAAGATGGGACGTGAGCGCAATAAAAACATATATCTAATTAGTCATAAAGATGAACTAATTGGTAGAGTGAATCATGTTTTAAAAGTAATAAAGGAAAATGGCTTTACAAGCTACGAAAATGATATAGAAATTTATAATGACTGATCAAAATGACACACATGATAAATTAGCAGAGGCTTACTTAGAATATTTCCGTGCTAACGAAAAGTTTGAACAACGTAATAGTGTTCGTACACATCGTTATGTCCGTAAATGTTTAAGAGATATAAGGCTTTTTGCAAAAGAACGCATGGATGAAATACATGATCATCATAACACTACTCGGAAAACCAAAACCGATAGTGGATAAGGTGATTTAGCAATATATAAGTTCATGCATTGGACTTATAAAGGTATGACAATTGATAGTATTCCAGACGAGTACGAAGGATTTGTCTACTTAATCACTAATCTAAAAACTGGGCAAAAGTATATAGGCAAAAAATTAGCAAAGTTCAAGACAACAAAACCACCGTTAAAAGGCAAAAAAAATAAAAGGCGTGGAACAAAAGAAAGCGACTGGCGAGAATACTGGGGTAGCTCAGATAAATTGAACGCAGACGTTGCAGATTTAGGCCCAGAACACTTCACAAGAGAAATACTATACCTATGTAAAGGTAGAGGCGAAATGTCTTACATTGAGGCAAGAGAACAGTTTGACAGGCGTGTACTTGAAAAAGATGATTACTACAACGGAATCATTAATGTAAGAGTAGGCGGTTCAGACAAACTTCGTAAGGCTCTATTAGAACATACACTTCAGGCAAAACAATCTAACACATAAGGTTAGCGGGCCAGATTAATTTACCGCTGTGGAAAAGGCTACCGTATAGGAGCACACGTAACATGCTGAGCCGCGTCTGGTAATAAGGCGTAGGATTGGTATAGATTGAATGTTAGCAGTCGAAAACACAAACACAGTACATAAAAACTCTTTAGCAATAGGAACGAAGCGAGAGGTATTACGGTGTAGCGTATATTTTTAGAATATACGGCGTAGCGTAAGATGTCGACGTAGGTTGGGAAAGGTCAGAGCCCATTGTACTTTGTGTATAAACTAATACCTACTTCCAAGTCTCGGCTGTGGCGAACTCACATGAAGTCAAGATTAGATGGAACCACTAAACAGGTTCCGTCTGACTGAAACAATCTACATGAAGTAATTACAATATGACTTACGTCATATTGCTTTAATTATTGTTTATCACTTCTATCATACATAATTCATTACGAAGTAAATAGTTTGAGCGTTAGCGAAAACAAATATCTACGAAGTAGATATTCAAAAACATATAAATAACAATAGTTAAAGGAACAATTATGCGTATTGATGACATTACACCAAATCATGATTTAAATGAAGCACCCGCTAACATGTTCAAACAAGGACTTAGGCGACTTGGTGCAAAAGCCGCTGGCGCGGTAGGTATGAAAGGCGTAGCCGCTGGTTTAACTGGGGCAGCCGATACTGGAAAAGAAGCAAATGAACTTAAAGCTGGACTAAAAGGTTATGTTGGCTCTATTGGAGGCGATATGAACAAATTAGATGCAGGACAATTAAGTGCATTTCTAAAAAGCAAAAAGATGCCGACGGATGGTGTACCTGCGGCAGGCGTTGTTCCACAAAAACAAATTGACGATATTATTTTAAAAGCTGTACAAGCATCTAAGAAATTAGGCGCAGGTGGCGATGCGGCCACTGCTGGCGCAGCCGGAGGTGCTGGTGGAAAAGCTGGTGCCGGAGGACAAGGTGGTGCTGGCGGAGCAGGAGCTCCAGGCGCACAAGGTGCGGCCAATGCGGCAACAGCATCAGGTGGTGTACAAGGTAACACACCGGCAGCGGCTCCTACAGCG